ACATTTTGTTTTGAAGGTGCGCAGCCTGACGGGTATGTTCTTGGTCGCAAGAGCAGAAAATTTTGCAAGGAGCAATAAATTGTCACTAATTTCATTATCCCCAAACGCCTCCGGCACAGGTATTTTTACAGTAGCCAGCCCAAACAGCAATGTTGACCGAGTGCTCACATTGCCTGATGAGACGGGTACGGTAGATACGTTGCAACGAAGTGGTAATGTGTTGCAGGTGGTTAATTTCCAGACTGGTACTGTGGCTACTGGGACGACGGTAATTCCGCAGGACAACACCATACCTCAGATTACTGAGGGCGACCAGTATATGAGCTTGGCGATTACGCCTACGAGTGCATTAAATAAGTTACTCATACAAGTAGTAGCAATGCACGGAACACCTACAGACAATTCGTGGATTGTCAGTGCGCTTTTTGTGGGTTCGACTGCCAATGCTCTTGCATCCTGTGTTCAATATGAATCGGGGATTGATGCGATAAGGGTTAACACGTTTTCACATTCTATGGTTGCTGGTGCGACAACTGAACTTACTTTCAGAGTTAGAAGTGGGCAGAATACGGCGGGTACATTGACATTTAATGGATATGACTCAGCCGGTAAATATGGTGGTGTACTGGCCTCCTCAATAACAATCACGGAGTACACACCATGACCTACAAAGTAATCCGCAACGCTCAGGGTGAAGCTACCTGCTTCGGCCCAAACGAGGACTTTTACCAACCTCTTGTTAAGGACGGTGAAACTCTAAACATTGAAGCCGATGTCCCGCAACCTTCAGCAGCAACCCTCCAAAGCCAAGCTAACGCAAAAGCCCAAGCCTACCTAGCCTCAACAGACTGGATGGTGCTAAGGCAAGCGGACAGCGGCGAGGTTATGCCTAACAACATCAAAGACGCACGCGCTGCGGCTCGACTGGAGATTAAATAATGGCTGCATCATTAACTAGTACAGACTTAACCTTAGATAACACTTCAGGCGCTAGCATACCCGGTACTCCATCGGCAGGGCAAACTGTAATCTATCCTAAAGATGATAAGTTGCTTTATTATAAGAATGATGCTGGGCAGGAGTTGCCTCCGGGTAAAGTAATGCAGGTGGTTAATTTCCAGACTGGTGCTGTGGCTACTGGGACGACTGTTATGCCTAACGACGATACCATCCCTCAGATTACTGAGGGTGACCAGTATATGACTCTTGCGATTACTCCGACTAACGCGAGCAATATATTGCAGGTCAATGTCACCGTGTTCGCAGCAGCAAGTGCGGCGAATAATATCGGTGTGGCCTTGTTTGAAGGTGTTACAGCTAATGCGCTTGCTGCAATCTATGAGCCTCCCAATTCGACAGATGGGGGTGTCGGTTTATCTTTTATGCACAGAGTAGTGGCTGGGGTTACGTCTGCGCTTACGTTTAGGGTGAGAATAGGAAACGGGATAGCCTCAACAGTTACATTTAACGGACGGGTTGGTGGGAGAATCTTCGGCGGCGTAATGGCATCCTCAATCACAATCACGGAGTACACAGCATGAACATAACATCCTCCATCCTCCATCTAATCCCAGAAGCACAATTCATGTGTTGGGAGAATGACTACAATCGTATAACTTGGAACAACACCAACACTAAGCCTCTACCATCATTAGCAGACCTTGAACTTGCATGGGTGGCCGTACAAGCAAACATAGCCGCTAACAAATACCAAGAGTTACGTGCCTCAGCATATCCTCCAGTAGCTGACTACTTAGACGCAATAGTTAAAGGCGACACAGCACAAGCGCAAGCATACATTGATGAATGTCTGGCAGTAAAGGCTAAGTATCCTAAATGACAAAAAGCAACAAACCAACCCCGGCTGATAAGGTGTAACAAATGGAACGCAACGTCGGGACAGCGCACAGCAGAATCGATGACTTAGAAAAAGAAGTCATTGCAATCAAGACAGAGGTGCGTATTCAGTTTAAGGATTTGTTTGGTCGGGTGAAGCGGCTGGAGACAATCCTATTGGCGGCCACTGGGACAATTATGGTTCTATTGCTGACAGTATTGTCGAAGATGGGTTAACGTGTTAATTGAGCTTGCTGCCGCGAACGCCGCGTTTGCAGTTATCAAAGAGGCTGTGCAATCTGGCAACGACATCATGTCGGCTGGCCAAGCCGTGTTTAAATTTTTTGACAGCAAAACAGAGATAGCGGCCAAAGCCACAAAATCAGGTTCAGACTCAGAAGCCTTTTTCGCGCTTGAGACAATCAAGCAAAATGAAAAGCAGCTTAGAGAGTTGATGATATATCAGGGGCGCGGGGGCCTGTGGGATGACTGGTTGGCGTTTCAGGTTGAGGCGCGTAAAAAGCGTGAGGCTGAGAGCCGTGCCATAGTGCTCAAAAAGCGCAAGCGCATTAAGGCGGTGAAAGATGTAATAACAGGCATTGCCGTGTTTCTGTTGGGTGTTACCGGCATCGGCGTTATTGTGCTACTCATCTGGGCGGTTGTAACTAAAGGCGGGCAACAATGAACGAATTATTGGGATTACTTAAAAATGCAGCACCTGCGATTGCTACTGCTCTTACTGGGCCTCTGGGCGGGTTGGCAGTCAGCGCGCTGGCTGCCAAATTCGGGGTTGCTGACGAGTTGGAGGCGGTCACTGCGGCAATTAAAGCTGACCCAGCGGCTGCGCAAAAGATGCGCGAGTTGGAGCACGAAAAGTTCAAAGCGGTTTTAGCCGACCGAGCCGACGCACGAGCTATGCAGACAGCCGCGCTAAACCAAAGCGATGTGTTCTCTAAGCGGTTTGTGTACTACCTAGCGGCTTTCTGGTCTACCTTTGCCGTGGTGTATATCGCCTGCGTGACCTTCTTGGATATACCGGAAGAAAACGTGCGGTTTGCTGACACAATACTGGGCTTCTTGCTAGGTACGGTCATAGCTACGATAATGAACTTTTTCTTAGGCGCAAGCGACACCACCGGCAAGGAGCCATCCAAATGACATTTAAGTTATCACAACGCAGCATTGATCGACTGGACGGCGTACGTCCTGAGCTAAAGGCTGTGGTGCTGCGAGCCATTGAGATTACCAAGGTGGACTTTGGCGTGTCTGAAGGGTTGCGTAGCGAAGAAACACAGCGCAAGTATGTGGCCGCCGGCAAAAGCAAAACTATGAAGTCAAAGCATCTGGTTGGCGAGGCTGTAGACTTGGTTGCCTACGTCGATGGAAACGTTTCGTGGGAGCTTAATCTATACGACGACATTGCCGATGCCATGGCACAAGCTGCGCGTGAGGTGGGTATGCCAATGCGATGGGGTGCTGCGTGGAACGTGGCCGACATTTGCGAATGGGCAGACACCATGGAAGATGCAATGAATCACTACATTGACACGCGCAGAAGTGAGAACCGCCGACCCTTTATCGACGGCCCTCATTTTGAAATGGCTTAGTCGTTTAGCTCACGCGGCTCGACCATAAACCAATCCCCAAAAGACATTGGCACCACCTTATAGTCTTGGCATTTGATGCAATATCTTTGATACTCTTCTTCAAGCAAGGTCCAATCCATTTGCCAATTAGTGGTGTCCATATTAAGCCTCTTTGGGTTCGGTGGTTAAAGCAAGTGAGACGTGGGTTTGTAACTCAAAGTCCAGTTTGCTAATTTGCTTTTCGTTGGCCTTGCCAATATCGGAAAGCTTTAGAATTTTATCCTCTTGCGACAATTTGCCGGACTCTTTGACTTTAGTACACAACCCCACTAGCTCGTTAACCCATTGGCCAGAATCCTTAAGGACGGCGTAGGTTCTATTGTTTGGCAGCATCAATGGTAAGCCCTGCACTGCTGGCTGCACATTGTCCAAAGCATTGCGTGGTTTGGCTTTTGAAGCAGCGTTGCCGTCGTCGTCCTCCGCTGCTATGCCACACGCCGCCATGATGCTGTAACGCCTAGCGTATGTCAGCGCGCTGCCGTATCCCTGCGGGTCTTGCTTTGCAGCGGGTACATGCAGCTTGCCACCGCGCAGGACCTCGCCACTTTCATGCATAAACACAGTCTCTACGGTCACTCCATCGAGGTCTGCTGATGTCTCTTGATAGACAGCAATGCCATTGTTTAGCAATGCATCATTGACTGCTTCGAGGCAGCCAGCAAGGTCAGCATACTTGCTTCTAAAGTGTGGATTGGTGCTGCTTTTTAAAGCAGGAGCAAACTCTTTTTTAGCAGCTACAAAAGCCGCGGCTATCTTGTTCATTTCATTTCCTTAATGGTTAGTGTTGACTGGCGAATTGAGTACGCCTCTTTTGCTGGTGTAATTTTTTCAGGCGAAGCCTTGTAGTGACGCATAGGCCAGCTAACTTTGTAGCGGCCAGCTTGCGCGCTGCTGAAGGCTTTCATAACCTTCTTAAGCTCAAGCTCATGGTGAGTAACCTGCCCGTCTAATATTTTCTTTTTGGCCTTGAGGTCAACAACGGCAGCGGCAATGGACTCAAAATTTTCACCCAAATTAATGTCTGCGTCGTTGGCATCATCCCAGACTCGGTCTGCGTCCTTAGATGTTGCTGGCTCGTACCACTCGATCTCGCCTGTCTCTTTGTATGTAATAAGCCGGAGGTTAAAGTCTTCTGCTGTCTGCCAAATGGCTTCCTGTGTGGCCTCGTGTGGCTTGTACAGATAGATGCGTAGCTCAACGCCTGAATACAGCGTGCCAATAGCCGCCCACTGCAAACCTGTACACATCATCTGGCCTTGGACTTGCAAAGGGCCGCGGTACAGGGGCGGCGTGTCTTCTGGGTAGCCACGCGTCAACTTGGACTCTAAAATGCCATCGCCACTGATCTCGATTTCGTCGCCGTCCATGACGTAAATGCCGGCAGCCGGATTGTGCTTGATCACCACGGCGCCATTTGGGCGGCCAATGCCATCAAGACTACAGGCCAACGGCAGATCTGCGTGAGCGTAGGCTTCCTCTGGAATGACCCACGACTCTAGGCCAAGGCGTTGGGCCATCACACCTAGAATTTTTTCTTCCAACAGGTTGCCCCAGTCTGCTGCCTCGCCGGCTTCTGTGCGTGGATCTTGACCATCTAAGGCGGTCACACAGAAATTCAGGGTGTCGTTAGGTGTAGACCATTTACTGTGTCCCATAACTGATGGCAGTTGTGAGCATGACAGGGTGGTATCTGATGTTAATTTTGGCATGGTGTGCTCCTAAGTACTCGTTGTTGACGGCCAGATTTGCCGGTTCTTGTTTCGCCAGTTGGCTCAATCAAACCCTTGCGGATTAAGCTTGAGAACCGAGCGGTTACGCTGCTGTACGGTTTGTCTGGCAACGCAGCCAACACCTGATCCTGTATGCAGCCATTGGGGTGTAAACAAACAACGTCGTAGACAATGCGCTCAAGCTTGGTGGTGTTTACATTCTTAGCGGCCTCCATTGATGTGTGAGGGTCTGTCCTGCGGTAAAGCTTGCGCCAGTCGATGCCAAATAGTTTCATAGCT